CTTCAGGCGCGGGTGGTTGAGGTTGAGCGCCACGACGTAGCACTGCCCCATCTTGATGTCGGTCCCCTTGCCGAGATACGCCTTGTTGTTCTTGATGGGGACGACGATGCCCTCTGCCTCGAAGTCCCGCATGAGTTGGCGGTAGTCAACGTGGTTCACGGCCAGCCACTGCTTGAAGTGAGTGCGGTCTACCATCACAGTCCCGTGGTCGAACACACCACGGGGGGTCTTGCGCATCACGTCGTAGCGTATCCGGACTTCGTTCCGTGGCATCCGGCTGAACAGCGGGGTGGGCTGCTCGCCCACAGTCTGCATCACCGTCAGCGCAAGCGCAGTGTTGGCATTGAGGTACTCCGACAGGATGTCGAAGCTGTCCATCTTGTTCGCCTCGATGGTCATGCGGATCGAGCCGGTCTGCTCAAGCACCCACCGTGTAGCCAGTGCGGGATCGAACTGGAACCAGCCCTGCTCCTTGGCGATCCGCATAGCCAGATCGGCCAGCACGATGGTGACTTCCCAGTACCGCTCCTCACCGCTGAAGGTAGCGCCGTAGCGCTTCCCGAACGTATCCATCGCGTCGTTGACCATCGCTTTGACTGCGTCCGGCCCCAAGCCCAGCAGGTACTCAACGAACTTCGGACCGATCCAACCATAGTTTGTGGTGACGAGTTGGTGGATCATGCGCCCTGCTGACGAGCCGTCGGTGAACACCGAGTGCGGTTCGAACATCACTTCGAGGAGACGCATCCGCTGCGCACCTCCGGCGTTACCCATCGCATCGAGCAGGGCAGAGAGCGGCGTGTTGGTGGAGACCATGACAGGCAGGCCCCATGACTTGATCTCACGCTCCTCGCCGGTCCTGCTGAGGCGGGCCTTGTCCCGGCCCTGTGTCACCATGTAGAGGAAGTCGCCGACATCCTTCTGGTTCATGATGGTCACTTCGTCGATGGTCATCGGCAGGTTGCAGTAGAGGCCCAGCCGGTTGTAGAGGCTGTTCGCCGTGAACTTGGCTGCGAAGTGCAGCTTGAGCGGGTCTCCCCACACAGCCTGCGCTATCAACTGGGCCAACGTCTTACCGGTACCGGACGGCCCACACAGCGACACCGTCACGCCGTTGAGGCCGGTGAACGCGAGCAGCGGAGCCGACAGACTCACACCCATAGCAAACATGTGGCCGTACATGTGAGCGCGCTGGAGCGAGCCGGTGAAATTGATCAGCGCCTGCGGGTCTCCCGCCGAGCAAAACATGTCGCTACCCAGTCGGGCCGAGGTACTGTTGAGTGAGACAACCTCCTTGGTTGTGGTGCCGTCGGGTAGCCTGCGGTAGAGGTCCGCTCCGTGAACGAACTGGGTGTAGTTCTCCTTCCACCCCATGCTGCTATAGAGGTTGGTCATGGCGCGCATCTCGCGCAGCTTGTCCATGTATGAGCGTAGCATAAACTGGAAACTCGCTGTCTGCTTCTCGGTCTTGAGGACGATTCCCTGATCCGCAATGGCGGTGGTGAACTCTTTCATCCGCGAGTCAGTGAGGTACGCCTGCCGCAGGACCAGTTCCTGCCAACCCACATGCTTGCGGTTCCAGTGATAGCGGACCGTCTCGTAACCAAGGTGGTCATCCCTGCCGTAGCCAACGGGGTAGATATCGAACGGGCAGATGTCGATGTCCGTACCATCAACGGTCTGCTTGATCCCCGTGGTGGTGCGCTTGTAGCTGCGTGGCAGCGGAACCTCTGCCCCTGCCTTGTCCGGCGCACTCTCAGATATCTCTACAGTGGAGAACTGCGCGCCGATCTGGACGGGCGATGCGATCTTGTTGGCGAACTTGCAGTCCTTGCACCCCTTGGGGCGCTCTTCCAGAAACTTCTTGCAGGTTGCAGGGCCGGTCGTTGACCGCTTCCAGTGCGCCATCTTGCGCAGCGTGGTGGCCCTGTCGAAGTCCGGATGTTTGTCGGACCAAGCGACTGCCGTGTTCTCTGCGTCGATGCAGTGCGCAGCCACCCCGAGCATGGCATACCAGAACGGCTCGGCTACCTCTGCTTGGTTCTCCACACCCCAACGTATCTGTTGGCACTTGGCCACGACCACATCAGGGTTGGCAGGGGGGTAGTCCTGTTCGACTGCGAGAGCCTCGGTCAGCTTGCTGGCCCGCGCCGGAACGCTGCTCGGCAGCAGAGGTGTGCCAGTGACGTACGCGCTGAGAGCCTGCCGCATGTCGTCTGCGTCCACCGGAGCAGCGTCCAAGAGGAGCTTGACCTCGGCCCCACCCTTCGGGTTGATGGTACCAACAGGGCGCAGCAGCCGGGCGCTGTCACCCGGCACGCTCATGTCGATCTCAAACCCCTTCGCCTTGGCGGCAGCCTTGAGCGCGAGACCCAGCGGCCCCCACTGCGCAGGCGCAAGCGCTTCGGTCAGCACCCAGTAGACGTGCAGCCCGTTGCCCGAGTGGATGATCATCGGTTTCGGCAGGCTGAGTTCGGTGATGAACTTACCCAGAGCTACCAGCCCGTCTTTCCATGTGGCGTAGGGTTTGTCCGCACCGCAGTCCACGTCGATGAACAGGGTCTGGGTCTTGTGGGTGTTGCGTTGGCTGCGCTCCGAGCCATCCTGCATCGAGGAGACAGCGTAGTATGTATTCCCACCTTGCTGGCTGCTGCGCTGCACTGCGTGTGCTAGGTCTTCCACCGTGCTGAAGAACTTGTGGATCATACCCCGCGTCGTGAGCACAGCGCCGACGTAGACCCCCTCCGGTGGCAACACCTTTCTTAGAAATGTTGTAGTGTCCATGATGCCCCTGCGTCTGTGGGGGGATTGCTCCCCCCACTATCCTAGTTTTGTTCGAGTAGCTGGTGAAGCCGCTCCTTCCTCTGCTTCTGATCTGAAGCGATGACCTCCGGCATCGGCCACGAGTGCTGTGTCATGACCGCGAGCAACCGCTTTAGCACAGCCCGCACAACCGCGTCATTCGTTTTGCGGATGGGCTTGCCACGAAGCCAGCTATAGTAGGTCGCCCGGGTCACGCCGAACAGGTCGCAGATGTCCTGCACGGTGAGAAGCATGTGCTTGCGCAGTGCCTCCACCTTGGTGAAGTCGATGGAGTTAGGCGTCGTCACTGTCCAGACCCCCGATCAGAGAAGCGATCTCGTCAGCCAGAGACATAGCATCCGTGGCTTCAGCGGTCACCACCTGCGCAGCCTTCGGCTTGGGTGCGGCCTTCGCCGGAGCAGGGGCCGGAGTCACGTCTTCAGCAGGCTTGGTTGCACCGAAACCGCGCTTCGGAGTAGTCGCTTCAGGCGCAGGGGCGACTGGTTCCTCCACGACTTCGACCGGAGCGGGCTTCGGTGCAACAGGTGCAGGCCGTTCGACCTGAACCGCAACTTCAGCAGGGCGGGGGGTGGTCTTCTCCCCAGTGATTTCCAGAACCTCATCGCTACCGAACAGGCCATCGACAGCAGCCTGCGTACCTGCGTCGAGGAACCCACCGAAACCGAACTTCAGCTTGGGGAACGACGCATCGGTGTCGAACGAGATCGTGGTCTGGATGACTTCCAGCGGGATACCACGGACCGACAGTTCCTTCTGGTACTGGTTGAGGCCCTTGAGCGCAGCAGGCGTGACCTGAAGCAGATAGACAGGACCGGTCGGGTCTTCTGCCGCAACGACAGCGAGACGCTTCTGGTCGGCGCAAGCCTTGATCTGCTGGCCGGTCGGGCTGATCTTCGAACCCCATGCGTTCTTCGGACAGGTTGCGCACAGGTCGTTCTCAGGGTTCTGCACAGACGCATCAGGACCGATGCCATCCAGCGAGAAGCAATCAGGGCCGGTCGGCTCGTCGTTGGGGTCCCACTGCTTGGCGTAGAACGTCTTCGACAGGCGCGGGTTAGCGCCGACGATCACTACGTTCAGCTTGGTCTGGTCGAGGACGGTCTCGGTCTTGCCTTCGACGATACGGAAGCGAGAACCCTTGATGCTGATGCGCGGATAGCTCGGGCCATCAGCGGCCAGACCAGCGGCCAGCGAGGCAGCCAGAGTCGAGGGTTGGCCAAGACGACCAGCGAGGTGAGCCGGGACTTGGATGTTGGTCGGGATAAGGGACGTGCTCATAAGTTCTCCTGTGTTGAGCGGTATTAGAAATTGGCTTTGATGGCACTAACGCTGCCGCCGGTAAGCGGCAGTTCGTATTGCTGGCCGACACCGAGCGCAGTCTTCGCTGCTTCTGCCACGATGTGGTCTGCGATCTCTTTGTGGTCCTTGCAGTAGGTAAGTGCGGGAACCCGCCTTACCCCTTTGCTGTACATATCGGGCTGTTCGTAGGTCCGCAGGATGTACCCGTTGGCGATCTTGTAGGCCACGATGGCAGGACCGGACTCACGGAGCACTGCGTCGGTCTCGCGTATCTCGGTTTGTGTGTACCGCCAACTCTCGTCTGCGACGGGGATGCCCAGCCACTTCTGTATCGTCTTCTTGATCATTCAATCCTCCACTTTCGCTGTCGGCTTGCGTACGTTGACCTCCACCTTGGTGCCGTAGTTCACACCCGGCGGTACGGTCTTGTTCTCGTTGATGTACTCACGCACTGCGGTCTTGTTCACCGCCTTGTTGAGCATGTCGTAGGCACCGGTCTCCTTGATGAAAGCCAGTGTCGCGTCCCAGTCTGCAACGCTCGCATAGTCCTTGGTGGTCAGGAACGCTGTGCCGTGCGGGGTCTTGAACGAGGATACCCCCATCGCGTCGGCCTGCGTCTTGATCCACTTCTCCAACTTATCCATGCTGGCTTCGATCTGGGAAAGCTCGTCCTTGATCGAGGCTTCCACCTCTGCCTTCTTCTGCCGCAGCTTCATGTATGCTGCGACCGCTTGGTCCACTGTCACTGTCATACCCTTGTGTCCTTCTGAATGAGGTCGAGCAGCAGACCTTGGAGTTTCTGCTTATTCTTCAGCCGCTCGTACGCCAGATGTTCAAGATCGGTGCCCTCTATGTGGATGACGTTGGATGTCTTGTTCTTCCCGATCCGCTCGATACGCCCGTTTGCCTGAGCGTATATCTCGTTGCTGTTCACCGGCCCGTACCAGATGATGGTCGATGCCGAAGTCAGCGTAAGTCCGTGTGCCATTGTGGCTGGGTGAGCGATGAGGACGTGCGGGTCCTTGCTCTCCTGAAAATCCTTGAAGATCACGTCGCGCTTGGAGGACGAGACCGCACCGTTCACAACACCCACAGACCAGTGCTTGGATAGCTCACGCTCCAACATGTTGAGCGTACCCGTCAACGGTACGAAAACGATGACCTTCTCTCCGGCCTCCTCGATGATCTCCTTGACCACGTTGATGCGCGGGCTTGCGTCGATCTCGATGTGCTGCCCGTCGTCACCATAGGCCACACCACAGGCGATCTGGATGAGCTTCTGCACCTTGACCGCCTCGTTCACCGCACTGATGGTGCCCTCACTACCCACCTCGGCGATGAAGTCCCTGACCATCGCCTTGTAGTGTTTGTTCTGCTCCGCTGTCAGCGGCACCTGCCGCGTCTGGATCATGGTGTCGGGTAGGTCGAGGCACTCATCACGCTTGTACCGCACCGCCGGTTGGAGCATGTCCCTCACGATATCCGTGGCTTCAGGTCGGGGTACATACTTCCACTGTCCGATCTTCATCATGACCTGATCGCGGAACGCCGTGTAGGTATACTTGCAACTCGGGCTATCGACGAGCTTGGCCAGCGCCCATGCGTCCGTCGGGTCGTTGGGTGTCGGTGTACCGGTCATCAACCACAGACGTGTATCGGGGTTTTTCTCCAGCCACTTGCGGACGTGTTTGAACCGCTGGGTGCTGGGGTTACGCAGGACCGCAGCCTCATCGACGATCACCAGATCGAACATGTCCTGCGTCTCGTTGGCGATGATCGGGAACCCATCGTGGTTGATGATGTAGAAGTCCACGTCCTGCTTGAGCAGTCTGCGTCTGCGCTCTGCCGTACCGTGCAGCACAACGAAGCTGCGGTTGGGGAACCCGAGGAAGATACCGTCACCCCAGACACGTTCCAGTGTGGACAGCGGGGACATGATGAGCACCTTCTTCACCTGCTTGGTGGCGATCAGATAGTCCGCAGCCCACAGTGCCGACTGGGTCTTACCGGTGCCGAGGTCGTTCAGCACCAGCGCCTTCTTGTGCAGCGTCAGGAACGCCGAGGTCTGCTTCTGGTGGTCGAACGGGGTGAACCGACCGGGCCAGTCGTAGTAGTGGAGGATCGGGGAAGGGGCCTTGATGCCCATGTTGTTGAGGACACGCACCTCATCGAGTCGGTGCGGAGCCACGACCAAATCGGTACCACGTACGTTGAGGGGTTTCGCTGTCGGGATGACATCGAGCACACGGTTCGGGTTGTTCAGCTTCAGCGCCAGCGCCTTGGCCTTCTCAATCACGAGCACAGATATATCCCTCTACTTCGGTGATGGTGTCATCGTCATAGACGAGGAACCACATACCGCCTGCTTCCTTGATCTCGTGCCCTGTCTTCCATTGCAGGGCCGTCGGCTTCTTTGTTCTATCTGCCTTCACTTCGATCCCGACGAACCGCCCTCTCACGATGGCGATGATGTCGGGCAGTCCAGACTTCCCGAACCCGTTGTTTCCGGGGAAGAAGTACCAGACTTTGTGCCGTCGCAGCATCTCGGTGAGACGGCGTTTAACCTTCCCTTCCGGTGTCGATGCAGCCACAACTTCCTCCTACACTACGATACACACATGTCAAGTAGATAATTATCGCCGCGCCCACTTACATGTGGGTTGTGCGGGGCACCAGCCACACAGCCCGCTCGGTCTGGCGGGCCAGTTGTCGAAGTACAGAGCCTGCTCTACCCTGCTCGTGGCGACGGCGATGCCTCCCCATACCCCAGCCAGATCGGCCTTGCGGGTGTAGGTCTCGCTGTCCTGCTTCATATCCTTGAGCCACACGAGGACGGACTTGACCTGCTCCACATCAGGGAAGTGTTTGAACACCTGCGCTGCGAAGATTTCCATCTGAAAGAAGTCTGGCTTTCTTTTGCCGGTCTTCCAGTCCATCACGACAGCGTTGCGCCCCTTGAGCACCAGCACGTCGAGCTTCGACCTGAGCCATGCGTCCTTGTCCCACCAACCTGTCGGCTCGTGGTTGTCGTTGAGCACCAGTTCTTTTTCGATGTGCAGCTCGCCGCCTTCGGCCAGCTTCTCGACCCCCTTGCATAGCGCCTCGTAGTGCGCGATCTCCTGCGGCAGGTCTTCGTTATCCCTGAGCCTGCGCTCCAGCATCTCGTGGATACGTTCGCCATACTTGCTGGCCTCGCCGCCCTCGTCCTTGATGTCCTTCAGGATGCGCTGCCGGTAGTACCGCTGCGGGCAGTTCTCAAACATCTTCAGCGATGAGTAAGAGTGCGACAGGTAGATACCCTTCTCTTCGTTCATGCCTTTATTCCTGACACTTCTTTGTCGTTGTTGTATCTACCACGGGTGGCATAGCTTGCCTCTGCGCTCACAGGTTCGTGGCGGTAGAAGATCATCTGCCCGATGGCATCGCCGGGTCTGATCCTGATAGCGTGGAACTGCGACATGTTCTTGAGTTCCAGCGTGAGCACAGACCCGTGCCAGCCAGCATCACACCAGCCAGCGTTCATATGTTCCAGACCGATGCGGGCCATGGACGACTTGAGTTTGTACTCTGCACTGATGTCGTTGGGTAGGTTGAACACCTCTACGCTCTGGGCAAGGACGAACTCACCCGGACCAAGCACGTAGCCATCCGCAGTCATGTCGTAGGAGAACATGCTAAGGGGTGTGCGACTGCGGTAGTCCACAACGGATTTAATATATGAATCATGCTCCTCTTCGAGCAGCAATCTATCACCGAGATGTATGTCTATGCTTGCAGCGTTGATCGCTGAGATATCTACAGGTGTGATTACACCATCGCTAACCAACTTACGTAGTTCATTGTGGCTTATTACCATCACTCGTCCCCCTTTCGACCGCCCCGCGCATTACCGAAGCCGTAGATGTATCCCACCACGAAGCAGAGCATGCACAGGGCTGTTGCGAAGATGTCAGTCATCACTCACCCCCCTCTGCGGCTGCGACCGGCGGGACGGGGAGGGGTTGCCAGTGGGTGGGCTTCCAAAAGCCGTTATGGTGCCCGACTGCCATATCGACCCAGCAAGGCCCGCCTTTCGTGTTAAGCCAAGCGCCTACCGCAGACGGGATGATACCGTTGACCTCACGCCGTATGGCTGGCCAGCATATGATTTCCGTCCCATCCCTCGGCGCGCTTTCGATATCCTGCCACCCCTGCGCAAGCATCCCCCGCGCTTCGATCACGGCAAGGGCGGCTTGGGCGACCTTGGTTTGCTCTTCGTGAGTAAGCTCACCGGCGCGCACGTCACCTTCAACTTCCCACACCAGCGCGTTGGCAATCGCAGCCCGCACCGCCTCAATCAGTTCCTCACGCCCCTTGGCGATCCGCTCGATCTCTGCGTCAGTCATGGCGCGTGTCCTTGAGGGCGCGGATGGTGGCTGCGATGCGGGAGCTGTCTGTTTCACCGATATACTCAGTAAGGCCGCGCACATTCTTTGCCCAATCAAGAGCGCGCTCATGAAACCCCACCGCCACCTTCGCCGCTTCTTCCAGCGCGTTCTCCCTCGCCGCGTCCCGTTCCGCCTCAAGCTGGGCGATGCGGGCGGTCAGGGCTTTGATTGTGTCGGCGGCTTCTTGCACCTCACGTTCAATTTCGGCTGCCGCCCAATAGGTGGCGCGAACCGTCATATCCTCCGGGAAGCGCGTCACGCCGTCCCTCTCAAACAACCTACCCATCACTTCCTCCATTCTTCAGCGCGCCCAACGCGGCGGGCGGGGGCTCCTCTGTCAGGGTGATCTGCCCGTCCCGCAGTTCAACGCGCCCTTCGGCCAGCAGCTCGGCGATAGCCTTTTCAGCGTCTCCGAATTGATGCTCAATGATGTGACGCGCCGCCCTCCGAACGATCCGCAGGCGCTTGGCGTGGTGCTGCTGGGCGTTGACCCCCGCAGGTGTGCCGAGTGGTATTCGCGAAACGCCTGCGACAAACGCCAGCAGCGTGGCGTGCTCTCGTTCAAGGTCGCTCACTTCCCCCTCCCCTTCAGCAGCAGCTTGGCGAACAGGCCCTCGAAGATGTCGCGCTGTTCGGGCATGGGTTCGAGCCTGCCGTGCCAGTATCCACGCATCCCTGCGCGGTGATCGGACGGGCGGTGTTCCCACGGGCGGCGGTTGCCGTTGGTGCGGTAAGTCATTTGCGCGGCCTCCCAGCGGCTTCCCACGACGCGACGGCTTCAAGCCAATCTTCGTGTTCTTCGATCTCATTGCGGGCGCGCTCGCTTTCCGCTTCAATCTCGGCATCAGTCATTGCCTTGAAGTCAGCAGCATAACGCTTCCAGCTTTCATCATACGCCATCACATAACTCCATCAAGAAACAGGGCAGCGCCCCAGATAACGAAAGGCCAAAGCGACCCGGCGGCGAGTTCTAAATATCGCCCACTCACGGCAGCACCGGAAACGGTTGGGCAAACGCCTGCCACGGGAAGCTGAACCACGCGGCGATGAAGGCCAGCGCAGCAGCGGCGACAAGAAGGCGCGTCAGGGTGTCGGTGCGGTTCATTGCAGCGCCTCCTTGCTATGCTTGGCGAGTGTCTCGGTGATGCGGGTGAGGACTTGGCGGGCGATTGCCATTTCGCAAGGGTCGTTTAGCCCGTGTGCCTGGCAGTATCCATGGTGGTCACGCCAGCAGGGGTCATCCTCGGCATCTGTCACTATGCCTTCCAAAGCCTCCCGCGCTTCCTCAAGCGCCGCAATCAGCGGGGCGGTGGCGATAGCTTCGCAACGGTCGGAGCGACCTAGTTCCATGCCACGGTGAAGGGCGGCGAGGGCGATGGCCATTTCCTGTTCGTCATCCCAAACACCATCAAGCCACTGCCCCTTGCTTTCGTGGGTGTCGCAGGTGTCAGCGATAATTTGCCGCGCCTCGACCAGCAACGGATCGACCGGCTCCTCGGCAATCAGTCCTCGCTCGCGGAATATCTCGATGAAAGTGGCAGGCGCTGATTTTTGCGCTTGGTTCCACATTTCAATTGCCTGCGCTTCGGTCAGCAGCTTCGGTTCAGTCATTATTCTACCCTCCAACAGCGCACCTCACCCGCCTCGCGGTCGGTGCGGACAGTGAACTTCCAGCCATACCTACGGGTGTGTTGGGTGGTTGCTGAGCGTAGCTTGAGTGCAGCGCGGTCTTCCCCGTTGTGCATCTCACCTGCCAGCGGTACAGCAAAGCTGTCCCCTACGACCATATCAGGGAAGGGGTACTTCCGTGGTCGCCCCTCGGTGGGTGGTGGAACTGGTACGTCCTTGTCGATCTTGATCATCAGCAGTCTCCGTAGTTGTCTGCACGACCTGACTCACAGGCCACCGGCAGATCAGGTGCCCAAGCCGGAGGTTCAGACATGATCCGGATGATCTCCTGCTCGGCCTTATCAGCGCCTTCGCTTGGCACTACGCACACGTTCTCGTCATGGACTTGGAAGGCGACGAAGTGTCCGGCCAGTCCGAGCTTGACCATCTGACCACGGACAATGATACCGGCCAGTGCCTGCACGATATTCTCTACGACCTTCCCGCCGTATATCCGTGTCCATGTCAGGTCGTCGAGGTCGCCGCCCGATACCCGCTGCGTCACGGCCTTACGGTAGGTGCGCGGGTCGTTGATGTACTCGAACCCATCCTTGGTCTGGCGCAGTGCAGGGTAGGTGATGCGCAGTCCGTTAGGTAGCAGGATGCCATCGCTGTCATAGCAGATAACCTCCCTGAGTGTGCCGCTGCGGTTGCCCACCATATCTTTGAGTATCTGACCGCAGGTCTGCCAAAGCTGGACGATCTTCCAGTACTTCTGCCGGTAGAGTCGGACGATGCGCTGCGCCTCGTTCTCGTCGATGTGGATTTTGGCGAGGGCCAGTGTCTTGCGGAACTTGTCGGCACCCATGCCGTAGCCAAGACCGAGGATGCAGGTCTTACCGACAAACCTCTCGGTGTAGTCTGCCTTGGTGATGGTGCGACCATACACATCGCTGGCGAACTCGGAGTACACATCGCGCCCGTCACGGAACGACTGCACCAGATCGTCCTGCCCTGCCAGCCATGCCACGGTGCGCGCTTCGATCTGACTGGAGTCACAGGCGATGATCTCGTAACCCTCCGGTGTGCGCAGTGCCTGTCTGATGGTGGTGTTGCCACGGCTCGGGAGGTTCTGGAGGTTCACCTTGTCGCCACCCGAGAACCTGCCAGTGTGTGCCCCGTAGTAGTTCAGCATGATGGGCAGCGGGCCACGGCCAGCGATGCCGATGAACGCTTCGGTGCGGGTCTCCTCAAGCGTGGACTTGGTGCCGAGACGTGCCTCAACCGCAGCCCGGACACGTTCGTCAGGGTGCTCAAGCAGATCGGTCAGCGCCTTGTCGGTCTTGCTGAAGGCGTAGCTATCCTTGCCGGTACGGGGGCTGACCTTCGTCGGTGGCTCCACACCAAGCAGGTGCAACAGACTGGCGAACTGCGCGTTGCTCATCAGCAGAGACTTGAGTGCGGCAGGGTCGAACTGCTCGCCCATACCGACAACACCAGCCAGTTCCTTGAGCAAGTCGTCCTTGCGTTGGCGCACCTCTACGAGATGCTTCTCCAGCAGTGGGACATCGAGTTCGATCTTCGGCTCGGTGTACATCCGCAGGGTCTGGTCGATCACCAGTAGCTCGTGCGCTGGCAGTTCCTTCTTGAGGTTGAGCCACAGTTGGTAGGTCAACTCCACGTCGTTGACGCAGTAGTCGGCGTAGCGTTGCAGTTCTTCCTGAGAGAAGTCTGCGTAGCGTTTGCCGAGGGCGTTGACCACCTCGTCACCCTTGACCCCCAGTTTGTAGTAGGTCGCCAGTGCCTTGAGGCTGCCGCCCACAGTGACGTTGTGGATGGGGCGAGCCATCGACAGGGTATCCAACCACAGCTTGGGCTTCACGCCGTAGTGCCATGATAGAATAGCCCCGTCGAAGGCCGTGTTGTGGCAGAGGATGGCTGCCTTGGAGAAGTCAATGGCTTGCAGGATGTGCGCGACGAGGGGTTTGGGAACCCACTTGACCGGCCCGTTATTCTTCTTGATCCCCACGAGGATCACCTCGAACTGAGGGTCGCGGATGTACGACTCCGTGGTCATCTTGGAAAGACTGAACGTCTTTGAGTAGAAAGTTTCCATGTCCACCGTGTAGATATCCACTGCCTAATCCCTCGCTTACCTGCAAACTACGGTGTAATAACTACCGGACTAAACAGCCTTGTCAAGCGACTTGTAGTTCTCAAGCACCTGACGGAGGTGGTGGGGCGCACTGCCCCACACACCGAAGTTCCTGTCGTATGCCCGGCACAGTGCGCGCAGTTCGATGTCGTTCTTCCGCACCTCGTCACGCAGTCTGTCCTGCTCCTTGAGAGCAGCCGCTGCCCTCACGAGGATATCTCTCTGTTCGTCAGTCATCATACCTTCCCTTCCAGTCTGTCAGCCACGAGCTTGGCATAGCCAGCGATATCGACCCAGCTATCGGCGTAGTCAGGGTCACCGTTGATGATGCGCCCAATCTTGTGGAAGATCATATCGAGTGCCTCCTGCTGGTCGAAGTCAAGCTCCTTCCCAGAGTTATGGAGGTACTTCTGTGCCACCATCTTGAGCCGCTGCGTGATCTCCGCATGGGTAGTGAACGCACCGTAGCGCGAGCCGCGCTCGTCAAGGATTGCGTCGATGGTAGTGTCCTCGTTTGGCACGCTTGGGAACATCTCCACCTGCCTATCGTCCGGTGCTTTGTCCGCGAGCCATGCGTTCTCGACCTGATTGACATAGCTGGGGTGGCAACCCACTCGCTCTGCGATCTCGATCTTGTTGAGGTTGGGGTAGTCGCACATCGTGCGGATGATCATCTCTTTCTTGGTCATTTCCCTATCCTTATTCTGTCTGGGTCTTTGCGGTATAGCTCCCAGTAGTAGACTTCACGGAACCACTTGTACCGCTGCTTCTGATGGTGCCTGACTGCTGTTGCGTAGCGTTGGATATCCTCACTCCAGTGACCGTGGAGCCGCAGCAAGGTGAGGGATTGCCTCACCCTGAATCGACCGGGCCACCACTTGGGCAAGTCCATCACAGCCCTCCGAGTTTGCTCGCTGCCATCACCGCTGTCAGTCGGGTCGTATCCACATCGGGTGCTGCCTTCTCGGGCTTGTTGCGCACCGTGATCTCTTTGTGTTTGTTCTTGATGTGCTCCGGCAGCAGTTCCCACAGGGGAGGCCATGCCTTGAGAGCCGGAGACAGCGTCGAGTAGGTGGAGAGCAGCTTGGATACACCATCGGAGAACTCCTGTGACTGTCTACGGATAGCATCGCAGCGTGTTTTCCATGCTGTCACCTCGGCGCACAGTTGCTCCCACACAGGGTCATCCTTAAGGCTGATAAAGCTGCCGTCGTAGCCACTCACCTCCGCAGGGGCATCAGCGGGCAGGTTCTTGGGCCACGGCTTGGGTGAGGACAGTTCGAACGTCAGGTTTACATACTGCCCGTATCCGGTGCGTTGGGTGGCGATCCTAGTGCGGTGTTCGAAGAACTCCGTGGGTAGCTGCTGCATGATGGGTAGGTACTGCCCGAGGATTTTCTCGTAGATGTAGTCACCCCACTGGGTACCAGTCGGCGCACTGTTCTCCGCCTTGACGAGGCGGTCGTGGAACTTACCCTTGGCCCTTTGCAGGACGATATCGGTCAGTTCCTTAGTGATGCGTACTGTCGCCATAGTCATTCTCCTTCATGTCTTTGATTGCTCGGTCGATGCTGTCGCTGAGTTCAGCCATCAGCTTGGTCTTGTCCATGCCTGATGACAGGCAGATATCTGCGAGGATGTAGGTCATCACGGACATGATCGTACTCAGTCGGTGTCCGTTGCAGGCTTGGCCTACCTCGACAAACAGGTCTTCAATATCTTGTTCTACCACTTCACGATCTCCCCAAACGGTGCGGACTCAGCACCATCAGTGACCCAGAGCACAGGGTAGGCAGGCTCGGGGCCGAAGTCAGAGCAATACAGGTCGGTCAGGAACACACAGGCCACAGGCTCGATGTCGTTCTCCTCCATGTAGCGGAACACAGGGCTGAAGGCCGTGCCTCCACCGCCGTGCGGCTTGATGTCGAGCGTATCGCCCGGCTCATAGACATCCGCATGAGAGACCTTGTGGTCGAAGTAGATCACATGCAGTCTGCGGGGACGGAAGTGCTCGAACATCTTGGTCACCTCGGCAGCAGCCTGATTGATCTGCGTCGGGGTGATGGAGCCGGAGCAGTCAACGCAGAAGGCGATCTCACCCATGCTCTCGCCAGTGATGCTCGGCATGTAGAGACCTTGTGCTGCGAAGATGCGGCTCGGTCTGGCGTAGGTGCGCTGGTCAGTGCGGGCCTTCTCGGCGAAACGCCACATCACGTCGGCCCAGTTGACCTTGGGTTGCAGCACCTCATCGACAAGTCGCTGCATGTTGGCAGACATCTTGCCCATCATCTTGGCTGCCTGTGCAGCCTGTGCCACCTGCACCTTCATCTCGGCAGCAGCCTTGGCCTGCTCCGCAGGGCTGCCACCACCGTCCTGACAGTCGTCATAGGCTTCACCGCCGTCGCTGTCGTCATCGGGCAACAGGTTGTAGATGCCGTCACTGGTGCCGTTGCCAGCGTTGTAGAGGTTGGGATCGAGACACCCGCCCGGGATGAACTTGCCGATGCCCTCCTGCGTCAGCAGGTGGTTGATCACATAGTCAGCGGCCTTGTTCCACTTGGACTGGTTGCGCTCACCACGTCGGTAGTTGTGCTCCAGCATGGGGTGGAAGCACTCGTGCGCCACGAGGAACTTGAGTTGCTCGTCACACAGCGGGTCGATGAACGACGGGTTGAAGATCACCCGCTTGCCGTCGGTCGCTGCCGTCGGAACCTCATCGCTGAGGGTGAACGGCATGTTGAGAGCGATAGTCCCGACGAACGGGTGCTCAAGGATGAGGGAAGTCTTGGCCTTAGCCAGACGACGGTTGAGTGCGGCGACATCGCCGGTGAACTCATGCTTCACTGCTGCTTGCATTGCTTTTCTCCTGTTTATCTATCGCTTCGATGATACCGTTGAGGGTGGCGGACTGCATCCCATCGCAGACGTACTTCTGCTGCTTGAGATCGTAGTATATCCGCCGCCCTCGGTACTCGCCGGAGCCTACTTGCTTAGGCCCGTACGTCACTGGCCCCCCATGAAGACGCTCATCGCGTCCATGATCTTGCGTGCTTCCTCTGCTGCATCCTGACGCAGGTCAGGGTCATTGCGCAGGCTGTCAGGGTGGTGCCCCAGCAGCTTGCTCTCCACTGCCTGTCGCATCGCTTCGAGGTTGGGGTCTTCTGCGATGTTGAGGCGAGTCAGCAGGTCGCAGGTCTCGACTGCGTTGTCGATCATGCTGTCACGGAAGATACCCTTGGGGTCAGCGAGCTTCTCGGTGATATGCTCGACGTGCTTATACAGCCGATGCCAACAGTCACTCATCGCCTCCTGCTGCACCGTGGTCATGCGGGTTTCGAGTTCCTCTTGGATGCGGGTCAACTCATCGCTCGACAACTCCACACGGAAGTCGTTGCTCGGCACAGGCAGGATCGCCATGTCCATGTTGAACTTGTTGGTGATGCTCTCCTTGGAGGGGTAGTCCTTCTCATCATAGAGATCACCAAGCCACCGCTTGGCCTCAGCCACGAGGTATTCATAGTTGTCGAGGAAAGTCTGAACGAGATACTGCCACTCGGCCTTCTCCTTGCGGAAGTCCTGCATGAATTGCAGGTAGTTGGCACTCGGCAGGATGCGGGTGCCGTCGATACCCCACGGCAGGGTGTTCTTGGCGAACTTCTCGCGGATCACACCGGTCTTCTGGTGGACGTGGGCAAGCTGGTCGTTGAGCGGAAGCAGAGACTTGTTGTAGCGTCCGGCACTGGTGCTGGCACGGTTGATGTCAGCGACTTCCTTGGTCGCCTTCTTGTCGAGTTTGCGGGCAGTCCACTGCGAGATCGACAGGGACACGAGGAGGGCACGGTCATTGAGTTTCATAGTATACATACTCCACTACTTACCAAGCAACCGCTGCTTGGTTTTGAAAGCGAGGTAGTCCTCGGGGTATTGCAACGCGAGTTCCCCAAGGCGGGCAAGAACGGCGCGCCGCCCTGCTCTACTGGCATCCAGTTGTTGGTGCCGGTGCAGTAGCTCCATCCTTTTGTGTGGCTGACGCTCCAGAAGAAACGCCAGCCACGCCTTGGCCTCGCTGACCTCGGACAGGTACATCAGAACAGCACGTCCTGATGCGACAAGCTCCACTTGACGAAGGCTGGGGTGCTGGACAGGTCGGGGTTCTTGCGCAGTGCCTGACTGATCATAAGCACAGAGAACTCAGCAGGCATACGCTCGGCGTAGGTCACAGCCCTGTCCATGTTGCTGTCAGTGATGCGAGATGCGAGCGAACCAGACAGTGCGTAGAGCGTAGCCGGATCGGTCGGCACCTCTGCCGTTGACGGGTTCATCAGGACAGCATCAGGGTTGGGCAGCTTGCGCCAGATGCGCATGAAGCCAACGAACTCAGCGGCTGCACCCTCACCGACGGCACCCTTGAAGCACTCGTACTCTGCATCGAAGGGCACAGTGCCAAGCACATCGGAGACACCTTCGACCCAGCTACGAGGGGTCGGGTTAGCGTCACGCTGCGGGTCGAAGTCATGGAGCAGGCCGGGCCGGAACCGGATGAAGCTAACCACCTCCGGCTTGACCCCGTGGTCGATCATCCACTTGGTGCTGTCATTGAGGTCGGTCTCGAACTCCAGTGTGGTCTCGCGGTTAGCGAGGTGGCTCAGAGTGCGGACAGCACCGGCACGGTGGGACTGGAGGTTACCAGTGGACACCACCTGCCAGCCATCAGCCAGAGGCACACCGTGGAGATCACGGGCCTGACAGAGGTGGGCGATAGCCTTCTGGTGGTCAGGCCCTGCCTGAGTGCGGTCGTCAAACAGCAGGATGCCGCCACGCTCAGTGCCCGCCTTGCCCTGATAGGGGAACCAGTCAGGCATCTTGTAGCCGAAGGACTTACCCTCGGCCAGCATGTCGGGAGCACCGAAGTCCTCGACCGGAGTCAGCGCAGGATTGCGGATGATGATGGGGAGATCAAGCTCGTCAGCCACCTCTCGCACGATGGTGGTCTTACCGCCGCCCGGAGGGCCGACGATGAGGACAGTGCGACGGATGCTGTAGAGCGCCTTGAGCGTTCCCTTGAGAAGTTCTGCACGCATGGTATTATTCTCCTTCGTAGAGCTTGTGGTCAGGGCCGAAGGTCACGACAGTGCGGCCTCCGAGACGGTCACGAAGCTGCTTCGCTTCCATCTTGTTGTCGAAGTGGAGCGGCTCGCCGAACTGGTCAGTGATCAGCGGCCCCTTCTTGTGTTCTCGCAGTGCAAACAGACGACGCATTACCAATACCTCCGGATGTCGTTGATGAGTTCAGCAGCTTCTTCGAGGGCATCCACCATCTCAGGATCACCCTCTGAAGTCAGGTCAGTCAGCCGGTCGAGCGCGGCGAACAACTCCTGAGCGTGGATCATGCTGGCCGTAGCCAAGTCGATATCGTGGGTTGTCTGCCCCTGCCGAGGCAGTATCGTGGTGGTTACACGGACAACCTTCTGCCCGTTCATCTCGGCACCACCGACACGAACCATGATCGGTTCCTTTGGCGAGCGAGTGTATACTTCTTCATTTTCGACACGCATTACACAGTCTCCTCATCCTCGATAACGTCGAGGTCGTTGGCCACAATGGCCTCCCACACAGCTTCATCGCTGGTCAGGTAGTCGTAAGTCTCTTCGAGCCGTCGGTAGAGATCGCGGCAGTAGTCACGGACGATCTCGGTCACAGCCTCGCAGATGGTCGCATACTCGGCATCGAGTTTCACATCCCACTGCTCGATGACCTCTGCCCTGAGACCGTCGCTCGGCAGGATGTGGTAGAACATGTCAGTGTGTGACAGACCAACGCCGACAGTGTTCTCGTGGGCGTATCTCCGGTCTGCAATGCGCTCGATAGACAGTGTAAACCCACCGCCCAGAGACATGAGTTTGGTGATCCACGGATAGCTCTCCGTGAGATTGTGCTGATCGAAGAACATCTTGTTGTTGCTGACGTAGCCGGTGAACGACGCGCCATCACCCTGTGACCAGAAGCCGCTGAACCGCATGTCGTAGACATGGATACCCTTGGCTGCCATATCACAGATGAAGTCGTCGTAGACGCCATCCCACCAGTCGATGTGCTCGACGTTGAAGTCGCGATACTGCTCGATGAGAGCCTGTTTCTGCTCGTCAGTCATTGGGTTCTCCTATGAGTTCGATCACCTCGTCGAGGCACTGCCACTCGATACCGCCATTGGCGCACAGCCTGACAAGCTCACGCAGTGACGGCTCCAGCATCCGCAGGGCGTTGAGGTTCTCTATGCTGTCGTCATACAGCGCACCCTCGGCATCGACAGCGTTGCCGAACAGCACACACTCACGGCTGTCGAGCAGTTCGCGGACGGTTCTAAAGATGTCAGTCATGGTCACAGCACCCCCGCTATGCTGTCGGACTCCATCTGTCCTGCATCCAGCAACTGCTCCAATGTGGCTGCATGGCATTTGTAGAGTGCGGTGGCTGCTGCCTCGACGAAAGCACAGGCGTAGAAGTCCAACCCTGCTGCATACGCTGCATCACGGCGCTTGATCGCCTCCATAGCCACGGCGATACACAGTTCCGCCATCTCGTCGGTATACCGGTCGTTGTAATACAGGGCATCTGTCCCTGCATCCGCTGCAAAAATAGCCGCATAGCGGGCCAACTCTTCTGCGTCAGTCATAGTTCATCTCCAGTGCTTTTGCGGTGACCTTCACCAGCATCGTCTCGTCCTTGGCTCCTGACAGCACCAGATCAGCTAGGTGCTTGTCTCCTGATGCGCGCACCTCAGCAGCGACGATCTGCCGCGCCTTGAGGATGAGGGGGTCAACACCGAGGTCAGGATACCGCTCAAGAGCGTTCTTCTTCCACGCCTCCAACTCATTGATACGGCTGCATAGCTCAGCGATCTGCATCTTGAGGGCAGTATCAGTGGGCCTGTCGTTCTTGAGTTTCTTGGCAGGCGGCGTCGGGTTGTCGCTTACGACGTAGGTGTCGAACGGCCTATCGCCACTGGCAGTGGGCAACGTCTTATACCCGCTCTTGACGACAATACCCTGCATCTTGAGTCCATGCAGGGTGGACGATACAGTGCCCTTGGGAATGTGCGGCACGAACGTGTAGATTTCTCGTGCTGTGATGTTCGGTAATTCCCTGATTATCTCAAGGATTTCCTCGGTTTGCTTCTGGTTCATGTGAATTTCCTTACGGCTTTGAGGGCGTTGTCGAGATCACGATAGCTGTCGAACGACTGGACAGTCTCGTAGCGGAAGCAGTCCTCGTGATCCCTGATGGAGTCACGGACGAAGCTAAGCAGGTAGTTCGCCGAGATGTGGCTGTTGGTGTGCTCGGTGATCAGGGTGCGCCAGCCTTCAGGGCCAGCTTCGAGATACTCGATGAGTGTGTAAGCACTGGGCTTGACCCAGCGCCACGACTCAAGGGAAGTCCTCATGGGCTCGAAGTGACCCAGCCTGTCGAGGGTCATGAGCCACGACTTGAACTCGTTGAACTTGTATTGCTTGAGCGCAGCGTTGAGAGCCTTGCGGTCTACACGGGGGATATCCACCGGCACTGCACCACCGACGATCTGCCCATCGAGGATATCGACATAGTTGGGTGTATGGTAGTAGTGCTCGCCGACTTTGGTGAAATAGCGCGGCGTCTGGTAGGTATCCTTCCAGACCGGTCTGATGTCGGTGTGCCGCAGCAGTCCACTAACCACGTCGTTGGTCAGCCGTGAGCCATAGGGTTCCAGCAGGATATGCCCGTCCTTCTGGAAGATCACCACGTCCGTCCGATAGAGCTTGACGATGAAGCTCTCGGCGCTGTCAGTGCGGATAGTCAGGTTCCAGTTGGTGCGACCGGCCAGAGGACGCTCGTTAGGGTCACGACCACGGACAGGTTTGATCTTGTTGTATGCCTTGACCGCTTCAGCGTAGTTGCTGATAGGCGGTGGTGATGCTCTGTTTGATCCGAACATAGTTCTTCATTTCCTAGAGGGGTCTGCCTCGTCAGCAGTGGGTAACCAATCCCACTGGACGCTCCTTGAGGGAGCGTTTCGGCTCATGCAGTCTCCACGATGAAGTAGTAACCGATGCCCCAAGCATCGAGCAGGTCAAAGAGGCTCCACAAGGGAGCCTCCGGTGTGGTCTCTGAGAGGGCCACGTCCAACGGCAGGCCGTCCTTCCAAGCGACATCGAGGACGTATCCAGAGACAGGGACAAGAGCCTTGGCAAAGGCGACGAGAGTGAGCGGGGTGAGTGAAGCAGCCATCAGTCAATCCACTTCGATTTGTGTTGGTCAAGGACACCCACAAGCTGCCGGTCGGCACTGTCAGGGCCGACAAGATCACGGACAGTTGCCCAGATCGGAGCAGTGATGGGTAGGACGAGGCGCTGTAGAGGCCCCTTGGTGAAGGACGCATAGACGATACGGCTGTTGTTCTTCCGCTTCACAGGGCGATCTCCACAGAGCGGTCGTTGTTGTAGGTGATATCGACGGCGGTGTAGCCGTGGCGCTTCAGAGTGGCGGTGTCCAAGGACGAAATGAAGCAGCCATGAAACGGGCTGGTCGGGTCAACCACGATGAAGTCATGACCCACAGAGAAATCATACACAGCGTCAACTTCCGAGAGGTAGTGACGGCGGCGGGGCACCACAGAGAGTGCTTTGGAGACGGTGTAAATGTCAGCGAGATCATCAAACGATGTAAACTTAGTCCGGTTCATAACCTTCATTCCTTATGTATACTGGACGAGGATCGCCCCAGCCCCGAGGTTTTGCCACGACCCGCCGCCGAGGTCAAGCGCCTCGTTGCTACTAAAATTTACATATGGGCTGTGTATAGCCACGGGTCAATCAAAATTAGAACGCGTTTGAAATTTAATCTTTACGTATAATAATCAAAATAAAAACGTGTCGGAAATTTAAATTTAAAATAAAAACGCGTCTGAAATTTAATTGGATTGTGTAAAGTATGTGATATGGTGTTGATATACCACGATAATGTTGAAACTAGGCATGGAGCAACAATCTAGTATAGTTAGGCAAATGATCCACTGTAAGTGCTTGAAAACACGGCAATGATATAGATAATCTACTTTTTTGGAGATAAAGGCGCGCAAATGGGAAAATTTTTGTGGGGGGTTGGTAAGTATACAGTGTTCAGTTGCATATTGAAACGGAAAAATTGCTCGCGCGAAAGGATTGATTTCCAAAAAAGTTGGATTTTTTATATTATTTATATTATTAGAACTAGACACACTCCCACAGGCCCTTGGTTTTAAAAGCGTTTTCCTGTGGCTATACGTATACTTTGTGTAGTTAGGTAAATAATCGCCGCTATACATCTTGGGTGTATCGTCCCAGTTGACCCCAAGCGTAAGCCGTTGGTTTAACACGATTAATCCAATTTCATCTGCTAGATTTTGGCCCAAATCTTCGTCCGATATGGCATTCATAGACATACCTATGTATAGCGCTGTGAAAAGTATACACGGGGTTCGGCCAAAAGAAAACTTGACGCTAGGCCGCAATCGGCTATTCTGGACAGGCCAAGGCGAGGTGCCGAGGCTCTGGAATAACTCTGTGAAGGATTGAATATCATGGCTTATGAACGTCGAATCTATAATGGCGCTGTCAAAATCGTGGAGCAGACAGACAAGAAAACCGGAAAATCCTTTGTTGCTTTGGACATTGCATCCTCCGGCGGTTATATCACTCAAAACCCGGCTGAATTCAAAGAAATGCTGGCAACTATCCCCGAAGCACTCCGGCACTATAAGCTCAATTTGTCCGGATACTCTTTGTATTTGCGGGACAAAACCGATTGGGCGCACTATAAAATCCCGCATAAAGATATGGGGGATTACGTAGTTTCAGCCAGCGGCTTTACTGCAGCGCAACTTGAAAAGATATTCAAGGAACGGGACATTACTTGCGAAGCAGCCCGCTTCGGTAAGCCTAAACTATACGCATCCCCCAAAGGCGGCGCAGCAAAAGCACCTAAGGCGAAAAACACCGAACGGCGCTTCGGTAAATAACTAAACAAATCAACTACTTAGCCCGCTAGGCCACGCGCCTAGCGGGCTTTTTTTGTGCCTAAAAACGGGGTGCCAGAGGGGGGTATACATGGATCGGCGACGCGGCGGGCCAGGGGGCATAAGGCAACCTCGGAGATCGAGACCCCTTGACAGCAAGTACCCCTGTGTGTATGCACCACGCAACCATATAGAAAGGGGTACGATATGAAGCGGGACCTGCCAGTCGAACACATCCGTCGGGCTTTTCGGTACGATCCGGAAACCGGAGTGATTCTCCGCGCACCACATTGGAAAAAGGTTAGCGTCCGGGCCGACGGAGCGAAGTCTGGCGCGTCGGTAAAAATCGGTACAATGCGGTTATCTGCGCGTAGGCTCGTCTGGGCGTTGGTTACTGGTACGTGGCCACCGGCACATCCCGGCTATATCCGTACTCGCAACGGTGACCCCTTGGACCTGCGCTGGGCCAACCTGTATTCGCGGGACGACGAGTCTCACTGTGCGCGCTGTGATACATTCAAGCCAGTTAGCGAGTTCCACTCCCGTGGGGTGACAAAGACTGGTCTCCCGCTATACGTGGCCTACTGCAAGCCATGCACTGCGCTTCGGCATCAGGAGCGTCCTGATTGGGCGCATCGAAACAAGGTGAAGAAATATGGCCTGACCGAGCAGTGCTACGCCGACATGCTTGCTGAGCAGGGGGGTGTGTGCGCGATCTGCAAAGACCCTCCGGGTGTCCGACGTCTAGCAATCGACCACTGCCACAGCACCGGAGTGGTACGGGGTCTTCTCTGCGGACCATGCAACGTCTCGCTTGGGCAGTTCAAAGACAACCCCCGTATTCTGCTAGAAGCTGCGAAGTACTTGATAAAACGTCGGTCCTGAAAAATTTCCCCTTGCAAAAACCAACGTGTATAGTTATCCCAACCCCACGCCGCAATAGCTCAGAGGTAGCAGCAACCGCCTTGTAAGCGGTAGGTCGTAGGTTCGACTCCTACTTGCGGCACCATCTCTCCCGTGGTACCCTCCCACCATGGACAGCCTTCCGCTTCACCTGACCAAGTGGACCGACCGCCTCGCGTTCGACGTGGCCCTGTGCCTTGAGGGTTCGGGCGAAAGCCTCGACGAGATCAAGCAGCGCCACCACATCGACGCTGACACCCTGCTGGTCTTCAACAAGGACCCGGTGTTCCTCAAGCGCGTGGAGACATACCGGGACGAGGTTCGCGAAAAAGGGATCACGTTCCGCCTCAAGGCTCGGGCGCAGGCCGAGGAGCTTCTGACCACGAGCTACATGCTGATCCACGATCCCGCCGTCTCCCCCGCCGTCAAGGCTGACCTGATCAAATCCACGGTCAAGTGGGCTGGCTTGGAGCCGAAGAACAACGAGGATCAGGGTGGCGCTGTGGGTGGCGTGAAGATCATGATCAACCTTGGCAACAACACCGCCGATGCCCGCATGATCGACGCGACCCCAGTGACCATAGAGGCGGACACCAGTGGCGACAGCGACGAGTACCTATAACGGCGTGCCGTGCTTGCGGTTGAAGACTGCTACTGACACCGTGGCTGCCGAGTGTGCCTTGCGGGAACAGGGTCGGTCCTACCAGACCAAGATCAGCAAAACCCGCAAGCGTGGACTTGAGTACATCGTCCTGCTATTCGGGTGACCCGTGATATACGATTGGGTCTCTGCGATGGTCTACGAAGCTGACGATACCAGCCACTTTCACATTGTCCCCATCGGTGATCTGCGTGACCACGAGGCAGACCCGCGCTGCTGGTGCAGACCGACCGAGGATGAGGAAGACCCCGGCATCTGGGTGCACCACGCGATGGACGGGCGTGAGCAGTACGAGCAGGGTAGGATGAAACACTGATGGCCCTGACGATCAACTACACCCCGCCGCCTACCGGTGCGCGGTTCATGGCGAGCAACGCCAAGATGCGGGCGCTCATGGGTCCGGTCGGGTCGGGTAAGTCTGTGACCTGCTGCTTCGAGATCATCCGCAGGGCCTCGATGCAGGAACCTGATGATCGCGGCATTCGCCGCACGAGAGCCGCTGTGGTCCGTGAAACCGCCCGGCAGTTGGAAGACACCACGATCAAGACCTTCCTCGACTGGTTTCCCCCGGGCCAGTGCGGAACGTGGCTGCGGACCAAGAAGACCTACTACTTCAAGGTCGGGGATGTGGAGTGCGAGATCATGTTCCGCGCTCTCGATGACGCAGACGACGTGGCCAACCTGAACTCGCTGGAGCTTACTTTTGCGTGGTTCAACGAGTGTCGCGACATCCACCCCGATATCGTCGATGCCATGTCCAAACGTGTCGGTCGTTTCCCGTCTGCCAAGGATGGCGGGCCGACGTGGCATGGGATGTGGGGTGATACCAACCCGCCGACGATGGACACTTGGTGGTACTACCAGTTCGAGAAGCTCGATCCCAAGGACGGCGTCTCGCCCAACGACAACGGCTGGGATGTGTTCAAGCAGCCTTCGGGTCGCAGTCCCTACGCCGAGAATATCGAGAACCTACCCGACGGGTACTACGATACGCAGGGGCGGTCGGAGGAGTACATCCGGGTCTTCATCGACGGCGAGTACGGCCTGTCCAGTGCAGGGCAGCCGGTCTACAAGTACTTCAGGCCGGACTACCACATGGGCAAGCAGCCGCTTCGACCCATCGTCAACGGGATGCGGCCCATCATCGTGGGGATGGACCTCGGGCTTACCCCTGCCGCTGTCCTCGGGCAGCAGGACCCACGGGGGCGGGCGCTCATCCTCGCCGAGGCGGTGAGCTTCGACATGGGCATCCAGCGGTTCATCCGGACTGTCCTCAAGCCGTTGCTCTACGAGCGCTTCAGTGGTGCCCCGGTGCTCATCGTGGTTGACCCGGCGGGTATCCAGCGGGCGCAGACTGACGAGCGCAGCGCGGTGGACATCATCAAGGCCGAGGGGTTCAGGGTCATCCCGGCGCGGACCAACAGCGTCTCGGCGCGGATCAACGCGGTTGATGATTACCTCATGCGGCAGGTGGACGGTGACCCGGGGTTCCTGCTTGATCCGCGCTGTACCGCGCTCAAGGCTGCCATGATGGGTGGCTACCGGTACAAGCCCAAGACCGACGGGGCCATCGACAAGAACAAGCACTCCCACGTTGCCGAAGCGCTCCAGTACCTGTGCCTCCATCTGCACAGCGGTGGCGAGGCCGGACACCTCCCGCAGAGGCGCGAGATCAGACCTGTTGCGTCCGCTGGCTGGACCTGATATACAGAGACATCACTGCGCTGACCTTACCGCCCCCGTTGAGCCGCCTCCCACCCTCTCCGGCTCCGGGGGCACCTTTTCAGTTGCAGTGCGCAGATATCCCGTGGTAAGATACAGCACCACAACTAGGGGTATCCCATGCCTACGATCACTCCCGTTCTGAACAATGCCATCGACGGCGTCCCTCGCGTCATCTGGCAGGGTGCTGCGACCGGTGACACGTTTGAGCCGTTCACGCTCAAGCAGCAGTACGGGCTGGCGGCATCGGTGCAGTTGACCGGTACGTTCGGTGGCGCGACCATCACCATGCAGGTGAGCAACGACGGAACCAACTGGGCTACGGCACGCGGCCTCGATACGACGGACATCACTTTCACCGCCGCAGGATACCGCGAGTTTTCGCTCTGCGCTGCCTATATCCGCCCGCTGATCACCGGAGGATCGGGTACAGGTCTGAACGCCACGATGGTCCTGCGGGGATCGCATGGGGTTTAACCTCCCTGTCCTTAACCGACGGCGGCGCACTACACGCGCAGTTAGCGTCTTCACCCCCGCGTCCCTGTTCACCGCTGGCGAGAGCGGCTACTGGCTCGACCCGTCCGACTTCACCACGATGTGGCAGGACAGCCAAGGCGTGACCCCCGTCACCGCGACTGGGCAGACCTGTGGCTTGATCCTCGACAAGCGCATCGGCACGCGGACACAGGTGTTCGACGACGCGAACGTGACTTTCGGTGGCCCAGCAGGTTACGCGGGTCGTCTCAGCTCCGGCGTGTATGAGTATGCCCGTGATGCTGGCGGTGGCGGCTCTGTGTCTTTCGGCGGTCTAGTCGTTGGTAGAGCCTACCTCGTCAGCCTCCAGATTTCTGCTTACGCAGGGGCTGTTCCGGGAATTACGGGGGTCAGCGCGCAAATTCGCAACGCCTCTAACGTGGCGGTCGGCACGCCGCTCACTGCGGCAGGCACCCTTAATCTTTTTTACGTTGCTGACGGCACGTTTTTCCGTGTGACCAGCAACTTCAACGGCGCTGGCGGCACCATCTCCAACGTCTCGATCCTCGAAGTTCCGGGCAACCACTTCGTGCAAGCCACGGCGGCGAAGCGACCGATCCTCGGCACCGAACCCCTTGTTGGTCGGCGCAACCTGCTGCTGCAAACCGGCCTGACCGGCGCGACTAGCGGCACCCCCGGCACGGCCCCTACTGGTTGGCCTTTCCTTGTGAGCGGTGGGACAACTACCGTTATCCCCGGCGGGGGTAGCCTCGGCGGCGATGCGATCCGGTTGTCTGCCGTGGCTAATAGGCACCTGTATAGCCAATCGTCCCTACCGATGGCCGCGAATAGCACCTACATATTTAGTGTGCAGTGCATCGTCCACACTTCGATCAGCATCGTGTCTTTTGCCAATCTGTCCGGCTCAATCCCTGTGGGGACTACACTCGAATACCTGATAGACGGTGTGGTGGTGCCTAGTGGTACGGCGCTTCCACTTGGCCCTTGCACAGTAGCGGTGCGGGCGACGACCTCGACCACCGCTGGGGTAGCTACACTCCGCCTCGGTATCGGGACTGCCGGTGCTGTCACCGCCGATGTCACCTTCTGGGACCCGCAGTACGAACTCGGCAGCACCCGCACGGCCTACCAGCGCGTCACCGATCAGTGGAACGTCACGCAGGCGGGTGTCCCCAACGTGTACTACCTCCAAGGAGATGGTACGGACGACGTGTTGGGTGCCGTGGCAGCTATTCCGGCTAACGCCTCCACAAGCGCGCAGCAGATTTTCGGCCTTCGGACGGCGGCGTTGGTGAGCGCAATCGCGTTCACGACTAGGGCTACCCTCGCCGGGGGGTCGAATACACCGTCTGCTGCGCCGGGTAGTATGGGGCTTCGGCTTATCAACTTCGCCTCTTCACCCACTATGGTCATGAGCGGGGTAAACCGCGTTCAGATGACCATCACGAGTGTTACGGCGGACACAAAATACGTCTACTCCCTCCTCGGGGATATTTCTGCGCCAAGTATGGTCGCACGAAGAAATGCCGCACCAGATATGTCGAACACGACTTCGCTGGGCGGTGGTACGTTTACCGACAGCGTCGCCTATATTCTCGCCGATACCCCATCAACTGCCTTCTTCCCCGGTAGGATTTACCAAGCTGTCATGCGCTTCGGCCCGAACCTCACCGCCGACCAGATCACGCAGACCGAGACCTTCGTGAACTCCAAGACGGGGGCCTACTGATGCTGTCTACCGTCCTGATCCTCCCCATCGACCAAGTCGCCACGGGTAACGCTGTGGCCGAGGCTATGGGCTGGGGGCCGAACAACTACAGCGTCGCGCTGTCGGCTGACGGCAGCGAGCCTGCGACCCACTACGGCCTTCACGCGTGGGCGGGCAACGAGTTCGAGCAGATGGTTGTGACAGGCTACTACCCGCCGCAGGTGGCCGAGGCTGGCATTGACCAAGCGACCTTCGACGCGATGATGGCCGTGCTGATCTACTCGTTCTGGCCGGACTACACCGACCACTTTGCGACGATCATCGCCGAGAACAACCTCACAGTTGTAACCGAACCTGAAACAGTATAATCATGCGTAGATACGTGCTCGTATTGGGATAAGTAATGGCTGGACTGACCTTCCTTCGTGTTGTCGGGAATGACGAGCTTGCTCGTCAGGAGAAGGAAGCGGCTGAGCGCGCCTTGCAGGAGCGCCAGAACCAGCCGGTTATTCTCGGGTTGACGGGGTACCTGCGGCAGTGTTGGGACGTGGCCGAGATGGCGAAGCGACCCATTGAGCAGATCATGCTTCGCGCCATGCGCCAGCGTAATGGCGAGTATGAGGCGGATAAGCTCCAGCAGATCAGGGCGCAGGGCGGCTCCGAAGTTTACATGATGATCACCGAGGTGAAGTGTCGGGCTGCTGAAAGCTGGCTGCGCGATATTCTCCTTGAAGGTGGCGGTCCGCCGTGGGACCTTGCGGCTACGCCGATCCCTGACCTCTCTCCCGCACAGTCTGCTGAGGTGCAGGGTGCCTTCGCGGAGAAGGTGCTGGAGATCGTGCAGAATACCGGACAGGCTCCATCCAAGCAGCAGATGCTCGAACTGCGCGAGATGGTCAGTCAGGACTATCGCTTCGCCATCTTGCAGCAGACCCAGAGCCGCGCAGACCGGATGAAGTTGAAGATCGAGGACCAGTTCACTCAAGGTGGGTGGGACACGGCGTTCAACGACTTCATCACTGATCTGGTGACGTTCCCGGCTGCCTTCATCAAAGGACCGATTGTGCGTCGGCAGCGTGCGCTCGGGTGGCGGACCACTCCGGATGGCCGGACGCAGGTCGAACCTATCGAGCGCCTCGGCCCCGAGTATGAGCGTGTTGATCCGTTCCGCATCTACCCGGAGCCGGGTATCAGCAACATCCACGAAGGCTACCTCTTCGAGCATCATCGACTGTCGCGCTCGGAGTTGGCCGAACTTATCGGCGTGCCGGGGTATGATGACGACGCGATCCGCAAGGTCCTTGAGATCGGTAACGGTCAGTCGTGGATCGCGGAAGACGTAGAGCTTCAGAAGGACGAGGAGGAGCGCAAGTACTACAGCTACATGCGCCCGACGACCGAGTTCGACGCACTGGAGTTCTGGGGTAAGGTGAGCGGTAAGATGCTCATCGAGTGGGGTATGACCGAGGACGAGGTCCCTGACCCTGCCCGCGAGTACGACGCCAATGTCTGGCTCGTGGGTAACTACGTCATCAAGGCGGTACTCAACTATGACCCGCTGGGTGAGAAGCCATACTCGAAGACCAGCTTCATCAAGTGCCCCGGTGCGTTCTGGGGTAAGGGTATCCCCGAGATCATCGAGGACCTTCAGGGTGTCTGCAACGCGGCTGCCCGCGCACTGGTGAACAACATGGGGATCGCTTCGGGTCCGCAGGTCGAGATCAACCTCGACCGCATCCCGCCCAATGAGGATATCACGCAGCTTTCCCCTTGGAAAATCTGGCAGACAGTCAACGACCCTGTGGGTTCGTCCGCGCCAGCTATCCGTTTCACGCAGCCGGATTCCCGTGCAACCGAGCTTATGGCGGTCTACGAGAGGTTCTCTCGACTTGCCGACGATCACTCGGGTATCCCGGCCTATGTGTATGGCGACCTGAATGTGCAGGGGGCAGGCCGTACTTCGTCGGGTCTTTCGATGCTGATGGGTGCGGCAGGTAAAGGCATACGTCAGGTCGTCATGCACATCGACAGCGACATCGTGAAACCTATCGTCGAGCGCCAGTTCGTCTACAACATGCGCTACGACGAGGATGAGTCCATCAAGGGTGATGTCGAGGTGGTGGCCAAGGGTGCCATCAATCTCGCGGTCAAGGAGACCGTCAACATCCGCCGTATCGAGTTCCTCAACGCAACCGCCAATCCGTTCGACATCGAGATCATTGGTAAGGATGGCCGTGCCGCGATTCTTCGCGAAGTGGCTAAAGGGTTGCAGATGCCCGTGGATGAAGTCGTCCCGTCTCGGGAACGCTCCGCGTATGACCAGCAACAGGCAGCGCTCGCGATGGCTTCGATGCCGCCGCAGCCCCAGCAAGGTGCGCCTGCCGAGACTGGTCCTGCCGGAGAACCCAAAGGTGGGATGGAGGCTAACACGGTCATGAGTCGTGCAGGAGGGGCAGCGGCATGATCCGTCCGACCCCTGAAGTAACCAAGGCGCTCGCCGCTTCTGTCAGGCAGTTTCCTGTCCTTCTGGACTGGCTGCGTGAGTGGGAGATGAGTGAGCTTCGTCGGTTGCCTACTGCCGTCGAGAACACTGGCATCTATCAGGGCAGGTGCCAAGTGCTGGGTGAACTCACCAAGTTCGCCAACGATGCCCCCAACCTAGCGGCTAACCTATAAGCCGACTGATCAAGCTCACAGATTGGAGCAATTAACATGGCAATTCCAGAGCAAGTTCGTAAACAATCCGAAGCCGTACAGGAACTGTACAAGCAGCTTAACGACGACACCGCACCGGCGGGGGGTACCCCGACCGAGAGTGAAGTTGTGGGTGGCGAGGACATGGACCAACAGGCTGACGAGGTTGATAACGACGACGCTGCTCGGGCACCGGCAGGCGAGCAAACTACCGGTGCGTCAGATACGGAAGATGAGAACTCTGAGACCTATGCTCAGAGGTGGCGTTCCCTTCAGGGGTCGTACAACGCGACGGTTCGGCAGAAAGCCGAACTGGCGCAGCGCGTACAGCAGATGGAACAACTGCTTGCTACGCTCTCACAATCGCAGCCCGCTGCGTCTACCCAACCTGAGCCGGAGGCCGCGCCTGTGCGCTATGTCACCGATCAGGAGGTCGATGAGTACGGTGAGTCGATTGATGTGATGCGCAAGGTGAGCCGCGAGGAGCTTGTCCCCGTGGCCCAACGTCTGGCGCAGATCGAGGGCCTCCTCCAGCAGATGCAGGCGACCGTGGTGCCGCAAGTTCAAGCGGTGTCCCAGCGTCAGCAGATGACGGCAGAGCAGCAGTTCTGGTCTGATCTGACCAACTACGTGCCCGACTGGCGTGAGATCAACGACAACGGAGACTTCCAGTCTTGGTTGCTGGAGACCGATCCGCTGACTGGTGTGAACCGCCAGACGTACCTCGAAGACGCTCAACGCTCGCTCGATGCCCATCGGGTGAGTGCCTTCTTCCGCGCTTGGCTTGAGTCTACTGGACAGGCCACTGTTGCTCAATCCACCCCCAAACCTGCTGCCGAGCTTGAGAAGCAGGTGGCTCCGGGCCGTTCACGCGGTGTCGGGTCCGCTGCATCCAAGCAACCCAAGACCTACACGCCCGACGACATCAAGAAGTTCTTCGATGACGTTCGGTCGGGTAAGTACAAGGGTCGAGAGCAGGAGCGGGATCGTATCGAACGCGACATCTTTGCGGCGCAACGAGAAAACCGCATTGTCGCTACTGCTTGATTGAAAGGCTAACTCATGTCGTACCCCGTCTCCCCCGGTCGTCCGAATTACTCGGGCAACTTCATCCCCGAAATCTGGTCGGGCAAGCTGATCGAGAACTTCTACGACGCCACCGTGCTCGCAGCGATCTCGAACACCGACTACGAGGGTGAAATCCGTCAGTTCGGTGACACCGTCAACATCCGCACCACCCCGGAGATCACGATCCGCGACTACGTCAAGGGTCAGGCCCTGACTGTCGAGAACCCGGACAAGCCGAAGATTCAGCTTGTCATCGACAAGGGCGAATACTTCGCCTGCGTCGAGGACGACGTGGACAAGGTGCAGTCGGACATCAACCTGATGGACACTTGGTCGAAGGACGCCTCGGAGCGTATGAAGATCAAGATCGACCAGCGCGTGCTGACCGACATCCTGCCGGGCATCGCCACGACCAACAAGGGTGCCACCGCTGGTGAGCAGTCGGCTTCGTTCAACCTCGGCACGACCGGCGCTCCGCTGACCGTGACCAAGGACGGCGCTGGCGGCAGCACCTCGGTGATCGACCTGATCGTCGATATGGGCACCGTGCTCGACGAAGCCAACGCTCCGGAAGCCGACCGCTTCCTCGTCATTCCGGCCAAGATGGCTGGTCTGATCAAGAAGTCGGAACTCAAGGATGCCTCGCTGACCGGCGACGGCGTCTCGGTGGTCCGTAACGGTCGCCTCGGCATGATCGACCGCTTCACCGTGTATGTGAGCCACAACCTGCTGGTCTCGTCGGGTAAGTACAACCTGATCGCTGGCCACAAGATGGGCTTCACCTTCGCGTCGCAGATGACCAACATGGAGACCATCCGTTCCGAATCGACCTTCGGCAACATCATCCGTGGTCTTCAGGTCTATGGCTATCAGGTCATCAAGCCGGAAGCTCTCTCGACTGCCGTCGTCCAGTTCTGATAGTAGGGGGCTTCGGCCCCCTACACTTTAGGAAAGGTTTTTCTCATGCCTGCTTACACTGACTCCCTCGGCTTCAACAAGGGCACCGCTGCGTTCCCTGACAGCAGCCCCGTCAAGAAGTTCGAGGTCGAACTCGACTTCGCCGCCATCGTCGCTGCTCGTGCAGCCGCTGGAGCTACCGCTCTGGCCGCTGGCGATACGCTTCAGGTGATCAACCTCCCGGCTTACTCGGTGGTCCTCGCCGCCGGTCTGAACGTCGTCTCGGCTGAAACGACCAACACGACCGCGACGTTCGACTTCGGTTTCACCGGTGGTTCGCCTGCTGCTGCCAACGTGTACGCCAACGATGCCGCGTCGAACGTCGTTGCGATGGACAGCGATAACCTCGCTAACCCGACCGTCATCGCGACGGCGGACACCATCGACATCCTCCTCAACACTGCGGTTCCGGCCAACGCTGTTGTGAAGGCGTGGGCCATCGTGGCTGACTGCAACTAAGGAGTGGGGGGCCTTGTGCCCCCACTCTAAAAGGAGGTTCTCATGGGTGTTTATCGCGGTATTACTCAGGATAATGTGACCATTCAGGGCGGCACGCTCTACAACGTCACGCTGTCCGGCGCGACGCTGGGTGGCACGCTCACGGGCAATGTCGATGCGACCGCTGGTTATATCCAGCTTCGCACCGCCACAGCTACCGAGATCGGTGCCATCGGCAACGCAGTCAACACGTCCGGCAAGGCTGCTGGGACTATCGTCTTCGATACGACTAACAGTCGCCTGATGATCGCTACTGGGGCCAACGCGAACTCGACTTGGGTTCGTGCTGACGGTACCAACCCCGTCACTCCGGCGTAACGGATGGGGGCCTTGTGCCCCCACCAACACAGGGTAGAAACATGGCTGGCAAACGCATTCCCGACCTTGACCCTCTCTCCGGCGCAGCATCTGCGAACGACGACAAGTTCGTGGTGTATGATGCGTCCGAAGGTGTGACCAAGCGTATGGATCGGTCTCAGGTTGGCGCGGCCATCGCGGGCGACCTTGGCGGTGCCAGCGGATCGTTTACGACTGTAGATGGTAAGACCGTGACCGTGGTCGCCGGTTTGATTACCAGCATCGTCTGAGGACCATAGCAATGCCAACTAACCTGACAGGCTCAACGATCAACAGCACGTATGATCAGTTGCTGCACATCGACGGCGGTCCGGTTGCGTCTGAGCAGACGGTCTATAGCGGCACGGGTGTGGCGACAGCCCTGAAGCTCGGCACTGTGTCGGCTTCGGTGGACAACATCCAGTTCGATGGCAACACGATCACGACGCTGGATAACGGCAACCTGATCCTCACCCCCGGTGGGACTGCCACGGTCAACATCTCGCGGGCTGCCATCACTGGCGGCACGATTTCGGGGATCACTGACCTCGCCGTCGCCGACGGCGGCACGGGTGCCTCAGACGCTACGACCGCTCGGTCCAACCTCGGCCTCGGGTCTATCGCCACCCAGAACTCGAACAACGTCACCATCACGGGCGGCTCGATCTCGGGGGTGACCTTTACCGGTTCGTTCACCGGCCTTACGCTTATTGAGTCGGTCACCCTCACCGGGACTACGACGACCAACGGCGGTAATCTGCGTCTGAACGGCAACACGCTGTCGAGCACCAATACCAACGGTAATATCATCCTCGCCCCCAACGGGACCGGCGAAGTCTACGCGACTAAGCCGTTCGGGTACGGCGGTTCGGGTACGGGCGGCACTGTCACGCAGGCTACCAGCAAGTCTACGGGTGTGACGCTCAACAAGCTGTGTGGTCAGATCACCATGAACAACGCACAGCTTAACCGCGTGACTTCGGTGACTTTCACGCTGACCAATAGCTTCATCGACACGACTGATGTCGTCGTAGTGAATATCGCTTCCGGTGCGACTGCGGGGGCGTACACGATCACGGTTGAAGTGATCGCCGCAGGTTCGTGCAACATCTCGCTGCATAACCTGCTTACCGGTACTGACTTGTCCGAAGCTGTCGTCCTGAACTTTGCCGTCATCAAGGGAGTAAACAACTGATGAACCGTCGTCCCCAAGAAGGTAGGCCCGTCGTCCGCGTCCGGTTGGATCGGTCTGCCCCGCTGCCGTCACAGAACCCGGCTGCCGCACGCCTGAAGGCTGCTGCGAAGAAGCCGAAGAAGCCCGCTGAGACCGAAGCGCAGCGCTATCGCCGGATGATGGGGTCCGAGGCAGACATCGTGGCCCGGGCCAACCGCTCGCAGGCAGAGGAAGTCCGTAGCGAGGGTAAGCTCATCAGCCGCACCGGCACCGGTTACGGTAGCTACAGGAACAAGTGAGATGGCCAAGCGGGTCGATAAAGGGTCGATGCCCTGCAATTCTCCGAGGGCTACACCCTCTCACCCGAAGAAGTCGCACGTCGTTAAGGCGTGCAGCGGCGGGAAAGAGAAGGTGATCCGCTTCGGGGAGCAGGGAGCCAAGACTGCCGGTAAGCCCAAAGCTGGCGAGTCTGAGGCGATGAAGAAGAAGCGTGCGAGCTTCAAGGCCCGCCATGCCTCCAACATCTCCAAGGGTAAGATGAGCGCAGCCTACTGGGCAGACAAGGTGAAGTGGTAATGGCCAGCCCCAAACCAACCAACCCATCGCTCTGGTCCAAGGTCAAGGCGCAAGCCAAGGCGAAGTTCGACGTGTACCCCAGCGCCTATGCCAACGCGTGGGCAGCGAAGGAATACAAGAAGCGCGGCGGCGGTTGGAAGGGGCCGGACAATCGGGTGAAGAAATGAGCAAGGGCGGTCTCGGTAAATGGTTCGGTGAGAAGTGGGTCGATGTGAAGACCGGCAAGCCCTGCGGGCGATCCGGCTCTGAGAAGTCTACCCGCAAATACCCGGCCTGTCGCCCCGAGGCTGCTGCCAAGAAACTCACCGCGTCCGAGCGCAAAACCATGGCGGCGAAGAAGACAGGCCCTGCACGTAAGTCATGGCCTGTCTCGCCATCTGGTAAACGGAAAGGGAAGTGATGGCTAAGAAACCAACCAAGGCACAGGCGAAGGTCGCCAAGGTGATGGGTGAGTTCAAGCGGGGCACGCTCCATGGGGGTATTGATCCCAAGGGTCCCAAGAAGGCACCTATCGTCAAATCTCGTAAGCAAGCTATTGCCATCGCGCTGAGTGAGGCGGGTAAAGCAAGGAAGAAGAAATGACCGAGAAGCTCTATATTCGTGTCAAGAAGGATGGGTTCATCTACGACTTCAACGAGCAGTTGGCCAAGAACCCGACCTGCGAAGTGATCACCGAAAAGGAAGCCTTTCCCGAACGGTTCATCACCCCAGAGATCGAGGCCAAGATCGCAGAGATCGTGGAGACCACGAAACCGAAGCGCGGGCGCAAGCCGCGCAAGCCACTCAACGTAGCTACTGACATTCCCGGGGAACCGGTATATACTGATCCCGAATTGGCTGCCGAAGCTGCACGGGGTTTGCCTGAGTGACACCTGCGGATATCATCGCTGAAGCACGAGTGTTGGTCCAAGACTCGCGAACGCCGTATCGCTACAGCGATGTGGTGCTGCTGGGCTTCGTCAATCAGACGTTGCGCCGTATGTCGATCCTGCGCCCGGACTTGTTCTCGGTCATCGGTGATATCCCTACGGTGGCCGACACGGTCATCCAGAGTTGTCCCAGTGACTCGCTGCGTCTGGTCGAGATTTTCCAGATCAAGAACGGTGACGCTGTCACCGAGGTCAACCGGGAAGTCCTCGACCAGATGAATCCCGGGTGGGTCAACGAGGCAGCGAGCACCCCACTCAACTTCATGCGGCACGTCCGCAACCCGAACAAGTTCTTCCTTTACCCCCGCCCTACGGCGGGGGTCGTGCTTGTCGGTGAGTACGCTCAAGTCCCTCCGGCCTACGCGCTGGACCAGACGATTGCGGCGCTCCCCGACTCCTACCTCCCGGTAGCCGCTGATGGGGTTGTGTTCCTCGCCGAGTCGGTGGACAACGAGCACGTCAATTCTGGGCGGGCGAAGCTGTTCCAAGACTCGTTCAACCAGACGCTGGCGGCGGGCCTCCAGACCCGGACTATCACTGACACGGAAGACGCTGGGCTTGACCCGAGGCAGGTGATCTAATGGCTGACCGCGCATTCTCCACCTTGGCGGCTAAGATCAACCCGAGCGTTCCGGGCTGCCCTACTGCGACGATGGTCCAGTACATCCGCGACTCAGCAATCCGGACTTGCGAACGCACTCTCGCGTGGCGGTACGAGGTGCCGCTGTTCGACCTCCTGCCCGGGGTCCATGAGTACGCATACAACAAGCCGGTCAACACGGATGCCCACGCCGTCTTCGCCGCTATCGTCAATGACAGCCATCTGGAGAAGCTGACGCTCGACGATGCGCTACGGCTCTACCCGCGTTGGGCTGATCTCTACTCGGGTGAAGACCCGTCTGTGCTGTGGAGCCTGACGCCCCCGGGTAGCTACAACACGTCTGAGTACAACGATGCGCTGTTCAACGATGGCGAACCGTTTGTGCTGCCCGACTCCGTGGTTGCCGATGCGAGCACGCCGCGCTCGATCTGTCAGGTGACCCCGGACAAGTTCATCGTCCTCCCGCTGCCGGATGCCAACGAGCCGTATACGATGCGTATGTTCTTGGCGCTCAAGCCCAAGCGCGATGCAAGCGGTATGGACTCGGTGATCTTCGACGACCTCGAAGAAGTCATCATGCACGGTGCACTTCAGCATCTGCTGGTTCTACCGAACCAGTATTGGTCGGACCGCGAACTTGCGGCATACCACGCAAAGCAGTACACATACCAAATCGCAGAACGCCGTGCACGGGCTAATCTCGGTAATATCCGGGGTTCGATGCGGGCCAAGATGCAGCCGTTCGGAGCCTGACCATGGGTGTGAAAGTAACCAACAACGCGACGACGACTACGGTGGGGGCGGTCTCCAGCACCGCGCTGTCTCTCACGGTGGCCAGCGGTACAGGTGTGATCTTCCCTGTCCTCGGGTCTGGCGACTATTTCTACGGCACGTTGAGTGATACTGCCGGAAACTACGAGGTGGTCAAGGTCACGGCGCGCACTGACGACGTGATGACTATCGTGCGCGCTCAGGAGGGGACCCTTGCCCTACCTTTCCCTGATAATAGCCGCTTCGAGCTTCGGGTTACTGCTGCTAGTGTTCTGGAGTCGTTCATTTCGAACTACGACTTCCTGCTTCTGTGAGGACAATATGGGTGTCGTTATCAAGAACAACGCGGTCAGCACGATCACTACGGCGATCAGTGCGTCCGACGTTGGTCTCGCAGTAGCTGCGGGCACCGGTTCGCTCTTTCCCGCGCTCGGGGCGAGTGACTATTTCTATGCTACGCTGGTCAGCGCGGGCGGCACCTACGAGGTGATCAAGGTCACGGCGCGGGTCGGAGACACCATGACCATCGTCCGTGCTCAGGAAGGTACGACAGCACAGAGCTTCGCTTCCGGCTCGCGGCTGGAGCTTCGCGTCACGGCTGCGTCCATCACCGACACGACCGATGCACTGGCCATCTTCACGCAGTCTGGCACCGGCGCTGTTGCGCGTACGGTGCAGGGTAAGCTGCGCGAGTATGTTTCGCCAGAAGACTTCAGCGGCACCGACACGGCCAAGTTCAACGCTGCACTGGCGACCGGCAAGCCGGTGCGCTGCGGGGCGCAGTCCTACGCCATTACGGGTACGCTCACGCCGACTGCGGCTGGGCAGATCATCGACCTCAATGGCGCGCTGCTAACCTGCACCGGCAACTTCGACGTGTTCAACGTCACCGGCTTGCAGGGAGTTGTGATCGGTAACGGACGCATCGAGGCCGCTGCCATGTCAGGTGGCGACATCCTCAACGTCGTGAACGCCGACCGCACTACCTTCGAAAACGTGCTGGTGTTCAACCCATTCAACTTCGCCTTCGTGCAGAAGGCAAACGTGGTCGAGATCAACAACGTCTGGGCCAACAACATCCGAGGCACCTACGGCATCCGCTGGCTCGGCGACGCTGCTAATCGCTCGGACGTGCTGCGCCTTATCGGCGTGGTCATGTCGTTTCCCGATGCTGGTATCGGCATCGACTGGGACGGCAACTGCCACACACTCCAGACGTTCGGCACCATCATCGTGCGCCCGAACAAAGGCGTTCGTATTCGCAACACGGCAGGCGCGACCGCGCCCGAGTTCGGCTTCCTTACCAATCTGGAGATCGACTTCCCCGTCAGCTATGGCGTGGAGATTCTGGCGGGTGAAAGCTACTACTTCGGGCCGCAGTTCTACTGCCATGGCTCGACCACTGCGAGCGGCGTCTATGTCGCGTCCGGCCTTACTGCCGACCGCATTCAGTTCGCGGGCGGTAAGATCAGCGGCAATGCCACCTACGGCATCGAGAATAACAGCCGCGTGCTGGCGGCAAACCTTGTCCTGACGGGCAACACGACCGCCAACTTCCTGAATGTCGACAACGCCATCTTGAGCGCCTCTCGCATCGAGATCGACAGCACGTTCCTGATGCGCCGAGCGAGTGGCGATCCCGTGCTCCAGTTCGACGTGAACGACTATATCGGGTACAACCGCGCCGCCAACGACTTGTTCGTCTCTCTTGGTGGGACGACTGTCTTCCTCATGGCGGCAGATCGCATTCAGTTCACGCAGCCGCCCCAGCTTCCGACCGTCACTGTGGCTCAGCTTCCCGCAGCCGCTGCGGGCAACCGTGGGCGCGAGTACTACGTCAGCGATGCCAACGCCACCACACGGCTGGCGACTGTCGCAGGAGGTGGGGCCAACTTCGTTAAGGTATTTAGTAACGGGACAAACTGGTTGATTGCGTGATTTTACGTACAGCAGTTGCCACCGAGGTAACGAACTCTTCTATCTTACACTGTAGCTTTAGTGGTGCTTGTAATGGATCAAACTATTATCAACTGGTTGTTCGCCGGATTTGGTGCCGCTATTGGCTGGATTCTTAAAGTTGTCTGGGATGCTCTCGCTGATCTGAAGTCGGATATTCGCGCTATCGAGCGAGATTTGCCGGAGGTCTATGTGCGCAAGGATGATTTCAAGGACGCCGTCAGAGAGATCAAGGAAGAGATGCGCGAGATGCGTCAGGACATCAAGTTGAGTTTCAACAAGGTCGATGATACACTCAACGTGATCTTCGAGAAGATCAACAAGAAGGAGGACCGCAATGCCCGGTAGCAAGATGATGTCGTACAAGAAGGGCGGTATGGTGTTCAAGCCGTGCGCCAAGTGTCCGTCTCCCGCCAAGTGCCGCGCTGCTGGTAAGTGCGCCATGAAGGGCAAGCCCAAGGGGAAGTAGTATGGCCAAGAAAGGCTATTGGCAGACCAAGAAGGGCAAGTCTGCTATCCAGCAGCAAGGCGCTATTGATGCCGCAGGCGCTATGCGTGTCACTCCTGCTACGCAGAACTCTCTCGGTAGCGTCGATACCGGTATGGTCCGCGCCCCGAGTATGGGTATTGCCCCCGGCAGTCTCCCCGGGCGCGGTACGATGCAGACCTTCGATAGCAAGCTCATCGCGCAGGGTCCGACGACCGGGTTCGGTAGCTTCCGTGGCGGCACGTCGATCTCCGGCGTAGAGCGCAAGGCAACCGGTTCGCTCGGTGGCACCACCTTCAGGGCGCGGTAAGATGAGCATCGTGCTCGGCACTCGCTCGCTGTCGCGCCTTGAGGGGGTTCATCCCGATCTGGTGCGTGTCGTCAAGAAAGCCGCTGCGATGTCGGACCTCGACTTCACGGTACTCGAAGGGCTGCGCACCATCGAGCGTCAGCAGCAGCTTATGAAGCAGGGTGCCACCAAGACGCTCAACTCGCGTCACCTGACGGGACATGCTGTCGATCTGGCACCCATGATCGGCGGAAAAGTATCTTGGGACTGGCCGCTTTACCATCGACTGGCCAAGATCGTGAAGGCCGCTGCGGCGGCTGAGAACGTCCCCATCCAGTGGGGTGGGGACTGGCGTACCTTCAAGGATGGCCCGCATTGGGAACTGCCTTGGAAGGTCTATCCGAAAGGAAAGTAGAATGAGCAAGGATCAGCTTTTCGGTATCATCCGCACCGTTGCCGCTGCCGGGTTTGGCTTCATGGCCGGTAAGGGTTGGCTCGATGGTGCTACTGTCGAAGCTCTTGCTGGCGCTGTCGCCACCATCGGTGTCGCTGTGTGGTCGGTTGTCAGCAAGAAGGCACCGGCTGAATGATCCGGTTCCTGACGCTCCTTCTGGAACTCATCCATCGGTTCTTCCAAGAGAAGGACAAGGCTGAGCACAAACAGGAGGGGCGTCAGGAGACCATCAAGGAGATCAACGATGCGATCAACCGCCAAGTCGAGTTGGGTGAAGCTGCTATCAGCATCCCTGATCCTGAGCGCGACGAGCGGTTGCGCTCACGATTTGACCGATCCCGCACCCCTCGATAACTACTGCCGCATCGCCAAGCCGATCACCTACGATAGCGTGGCCGACACGCCGGAGACGGTCCAGCAGATCGAGCGACATAACTCGCAGTATGTGTGCGTCTGCGAAGCAGACTGTCCGACAGCGTCGAAGTAGGATATGATACCCCATGGCCGGTGTCAAAATCACAAACTTCTTCGGGATTGCGCCCAAGATTTCCCCCGAGCTTCTGCCGGAGACGGCGGGTCAGATCGCACGCAATGCGAAAGTCTATTCTGGTGATCTGATCCCGTACCCTCAGCCTGTGGTAGTGGGTAACACCGGGCGCACCGGTACGATCAAGACGCTCTATGCGCTCAAGGACCCGCTCGGCGTTAACCAGTGGCTGTCGTGGACGACCGATGTCGATATCGCCATTGTGACTTCGTCCGATGTGACTGACCAGCGGTTCTACTACACTGGCGATGGGGTTCCGAAAGTCTCGAACTACAGCCTCGCCTTTGAGGGTATCGGTCCTTACCCCACCAATCATTACGACCTCGGACTCCCGCTGCCGACCACCAAGCCGACTGTGACCGTGGTGCCGTTCACTACGGCTACGACCGCGACGTATGCCCGGGACAACAACAACACGGCTCGACTTACCACGGCAGCACCGCACGGTCTGAAGGAAGGGGCCTACGTCACTGTAACCGGCTTCAGCTATTTGGCTGGGTCCTACACATATGTCGGTACCACCGTCACCTGCACTATCGCGAACCACGGGTTGACGGGGTCTCCGCAGGTTTCACTGGATTTCACCTCTGGCGATGCGATTGACGGGGTCTACACGGCGACGGTCACCGGCCTAAACACCTTCACTATCAGCGTCCCTGTTGCACCCACGTCTGGCGGCACTGTCCGTTTGAGCATGACCTCGTTCAATGTGACGGGGACTCAGGCCACTGTCATCGACGCATCGACTATCGAGTACTTCAGCCCCGGCCCGCAGATCGCAGCTACTTCGTTCGCAGGTGGGAAGATTGACCTCGGTGGTCCGACCCAGTCGCGCTCGTACGTCTATACGTGGTACACTCCGTGGGAGGAGGAGAGCATCGCCTCCGACCCGACTACCGACGTGTTCGTCAAGGAGGGTGTGACCATTACGGTCGGTGGCCTCCCGACCGCAAAGCCTGCTGGCAACAACTTTGTGCGTGGTATCCGGCTCTATCGCACGCTCGCTACAGTCTCGGGCACTGAGTACTTCCGCCTCAAGACCCTCTGGTTCCCCACCGATCTGGCGACTGTGAGTCGCAACGCGAATGTGTCCACGGTGCGGCTGAAGTTCCCACACAATCTGGGTATCGACGACCGGTTCAAGATCAGCGGCTGTTCGGACGCGTCGTTCGATATCACTGGCGGGGTCGTGCTCGACATTCCGGACGAGTACACGTTCACCTATGCGCAGGTTGCTGCCAATGTGGCGACCACCACCGTTGCCGCTGGTACGCTGTACCACGATATCTCTGAGGACCCGCCGACGACGGCTGCGCGGTATTGGGGTGACGGTGGGAACTATGACTTCACGGACGACTTCGATCCCCTGAACCTGATCGACATCCTCGCGTCCGATGAGTACGACGCACCGCCGGACAACCTCCAAGGTCTGATCGCAGCGCAGAACAATATCCTCGCTGGCTTCGTGGGGAACAAGCTCTACCTGTCTGAGCCTGCGCTCCCTCACGCATGGCCCATCGCCTACGCGATCACATTCGAGAGCGACATCGTAGGTCTGGCACCGATCAATGGCTCGATCCTCGTGCTGACCACGGGCTACCCGTTCTTGGTGTCTGGTAGCGACCCTCGTGCCGGACTTAGCGTTCAGCGGATCGACGCGCTCTACCCCTGCCTCAACCGCAAGGGTATCGTCTCGATGAACTACGGGGTGGTCTACCCCACCCATGACGGTCTGGCCGTGTTCTCTCCGTCCAGTGGTCCGACGATCATCACCCGCTCGAACTTCAACGACGATACATGGGCTGCGGAACTGGACCCCACCACTATCGTCGGCGAGTTCTACGGTGATGCGTATCTTGCGTCGCACTCCACCGGTGGCTTTGCGTTCGAACCTGACCGTAACATCGGCGGGCAGTTTGTGGACCTCGACTTCACCTATACCGCCTCGTGGTATGACGCTGTGGGTGGTCGGTTGTTCTGCGTCACCGGGACTAACGGTGATGTTTATGAGTGGGACAATCTGGACCAGCCTGCTCTGACGCAGGAGTGGAAATCCAAGGTCATCAAGACCGCTGACATGATCAACCTCGGCGCGGCCCGGGTGATTGCTGACTACGCAGAGGTGACCACTACATGGGATTCCGCATCACAGCAGTGGCAGGTTGATACCTCGCCTTGGGCTACGGTGAACAACATCACCTTCCGGCTCTGGGTGGACAAGCAGCTTTTGCTCACCACGACGGTAACTGATATGAATGTCTTCCGGCTCCCCACTGGCTACCGCTCGGATACGTTTGAGGTCGGTGTCGAAGGGGACATCCGGATTCGTGCCATCCACCTCGGCGAAACCCCGCTTAGTCTGAAGGAAGCGTGATGAGTAGGTTCTCCGCGATCCCAAATCCGCCGCAGTCCGAGATGTCGGGCTGGCAGTACTACATGCTCAACGCACTCAAGGAGAACGTCGAACTCCTGACCGGTGCACGCGGCGAGAAAGACGGTGCAAGCCGGGCCATCACCAAGGCTGCTGTAACTGTGGCGCAGGCACCCGCTCAGTCCATGCGGCAGGTTACGGCTCAGGGTTCTGCTGTGAATATTGACGGCGCGGTCGTCCCCGCTATCGACGACTATATCGAACTCCTCAAGAACGTTCAGTCGCTGGCGAATGATGTTGCGGCGCTGCGCGAAACCCTGAATACACTCATCGGACAGCTACGAGGTTAGTATGGAAAACCCTGTGATGGCAGCGCTGAACCCGCAGACTGCTTCGACCACCTCTCTCGATCTCCCCCCGGCACTCGCCAGCATCTTGGCTATGCCTGCTGCGGGGGCTGCGCCCATGTCGGCTGCCGGTCCGATCACACCTGCTGCTCCCACTACTCCTGCTGTTCCGACCATGCAGTCGCCCACTATTGGTGGTGCTCTGGGCGGTGCCCCCGCAATGCAGTCGCAGCCCCTGCCGAGCTTTCAGGAAGGTGGGATGGTTGGCATGGGCGGTATGCCGATGCGTCCCGGTGGGATGGCGGAGCCGGGTACTCCGATGGACCCGATGGAGCGGGATCAGGCGATTACTCAGGGCCTCAACCAGAACCCGCAGGTGGTTCAGGAAATCCAAGCCGCGCTGATGGAGGGTCTCCAGACTGGTGAGATCACGCCGCAAGAACTCAACATGATCATCCAGCTTACCCAGTTGGCTGCACAGAACCCTGACATGTACCCATATGTCCGGCAGTTCGCGATCCAGCAGGGTATCGCCACCGAAGAAGACCTGCCGCCCGAGTACAATGAGGGTCTGCTCATCGCCATGCTGACTGTGGTCAAGTCCGCACAGCAGTTGATCCAAGGTGGGCAGAACATGATGGCGGGCGCGCAGCCCCAGATGCCCATGGCTTCGATGAAGGCAGGCGGTACGGTCAAGGGTAAGGCCGATGCTCCTGTCCCGATCATGGCACACGAGGGTGAGTATGTGATCCCTAAGAACGTGGTGCAGATGAAGGGCCGTGAGTTCTTCGACCGCCTCGTTGAGCAGTACAAGGACAAGGCGTGAGCACACCGTCTGTCGAGCTACTGACTACCGAGCGGGCGCTCTCACTGTGGCCGCAGATGGTGCCGCTTATTGAGGAGTCCATCGAGGGTAACGAAGTGTCTGCTGATGACCTCACCGTGCAGGACATCTTCAATGCCGTGTGCAACGACGAGGTGGCGATCTTCGCTTGCTTTCTGGATGGTAAACTCACCACTATTCTGGCCATCCAGTTCCACGGTGACGAGACCACGAAGTGCGCAACGATAGTCGCCATGGCTGGTAAGAAGCTGGTGTTCTTCAAGCGGCACTATTGGCAGGCAGTTCTTGACTGGCTGCGTGGTAACAACATCAAGTTTCTCGATAGCCATGTACCGTTTGATCGTGCTATGATGTACACCAACAAGTTCGGTTTCGACAAATCCTGTGCCTACATTCGAATGACGCTAGGGTAATCTCATGGGTAAGCGTGTTTTCAAGACAGTCCTC